ATGAAATACGACCCCATCAAAAGCCTTAACAAAGAGGTAGAAAGGAAACTATGGACACCCATAATACTAGGAGTAGTAATAGTACTACTATTAGTCCCCGCGATGATAGCGACCCTTCTTTATTTCAAAGAAGAAATAGACGCTTTTTCTATGAAACATCCGGTATTACTTGCAATTTGCTTCCTGGTTCCGGGTACGTGGGGATGGGTGGTGTATGGGCGCAGAAATAATCTTTGGTAAAACCATAAACACAATGAAAACACAGAATGAGCAAATTTTGGCCTTTTTGAAAAAGGGCAAGAAGATCACCCCTCTGGATGCTTTGGACAGGTTCCAATGCTTCCGTATCGCCAGCCGTGTGAATGAGCTTCGGGAGCAAGGCTACAACATCAAAACGGAAATGATTAAACGTAACGGCAAACGCTATGCCCAGTACAGCCTATGAACTTAACAATAGAAAACCCTATGGAAGCCTTAAAGCAAACAAAACTATTTGAAGACAAAATTGAATTGATAGCAGTGCCGTCAGTTATTGGTTCTGGCTACGAAACGCAAGTAGCTAAATTAGCATTAGAGGATAAGGTTGCATACCGTGCTGCAAGGAAAAATATGCAGATACACTCAGCTATCATTTTAAAGATCAATGGTGAGTTTTCTGGCTTTTTTACATTTCAAGTTAATCATGAAGTAAAAGAGTTTTGCCTACTTCAATCGGCCATGCTTTTGGATAGAAAAGATAAGGCCATTTATAGTATGATGGTTCAGGAAATCATAAAACAAAACCAATACGGTTATCCTATGGTAATGACTGTATCACAAAAGCATGACCTAGAATGTCCGTCAGTATTTGCCGCTATTGGATTTAAAGAATATTTGAACCTTAGTGGGTATTCATACATGGTTTATGGAACACTTGAGCAGGTAAGAATGAAACGCCTTGCCCATGCTACTATGACAAATGTCTGGAACTCAACTAAGGGCGATTGGCTAAAAATGAAACGCGAATGGAATGAACGAATAGAAGAAGCTGGTCGAAAGCATGGCGTAGAAAATCCTAAGTATGCTTCACGTGAAGGCGCATGGCAAGGTGAAAATGGTATGGCTAACGTAGTTTTGGCAAAGCAAAGTGTACAGGGTGACGAAATAAAAGACGACCGGAGCAAGTCATTGAATCACAACGTTTCGGTACTTGACCCCGTTGCGTGTGAGGTTATACTTCGTTTTTTTATGCCGACTGATGGCGTCAGGGTGTATAATCCATTTGGCGGCGGTGTCCAAATGGGTTTTGTAACCGGATGGTATACATACGAATACCTTTCAAGTGAAATAAGACAAAACCAATGCGATGCAAATAATGCCATTTGCAAGGATTTCTATAACACCAAATGGCTAAAGTCTGACACCTCAAAGTTCACGCCAAAGCAAAAATATGATCTTATATTTACCTGTCCGCCCTATTACCAAGTTGAGGATTATTTGGACTATGATGGAACCCCACCAGACGGTGAACTAAATTCGTTACCAACGTACGAAGAATTTAGAGACACACTTTTTAAGGGCTACAAAAACGCCATAGACGTACTAAATAATAACTGCTTTTTTGTTGTTATGACTGGGGATAGTCGAGATAAAAATGGCGCGTACTATGGGTGTGAGGCTGAGCATGAGCTGTTTTTTAAACAGCAGGGGCTACACATTTACAATAAGATAGTGTATTTAGAGTCTGAATTTACACGGCTAGCCCATGCAAAGCGTACATTGGATTATCGGAAATTCCCCAAGCGTGAGCAAAAGATACTTGTCTTTTTCAAGGGTGACATGAAAACAATTAAGGACAGGTTCCCCAAGATTGGTAGGCTATGAAAACTTATCAGCCATATATAAGCCTACAAAAAAACGGCAGGGGCATATGGGATTTAGACGTCTCAAAAGGTTGTGCAAATGGTATGTCTGAACCTGGTGGATGTTATGGCGAGTGCTATGCCGCTAAATCAGCCGCAAGGCGTGGTATAGATTTCTCAACAACGGTTTTGCGTCATTTCAAAAACAGGGCGCACCAAGAGCAAATAATAAGAGATATAAACCGTGCCGACATGAAGTTCATAAGGATTGGTTGTAGTGGTGACCCTTCAGAAAATTGGGAACATACATTTACAATACTTAGGAAAATCCAAAGTGTAAATAAAGAAATCGTGATAATCACTAAGCATTGGGAAGATATGCCTGAAAAGCTGTTACATGAGTTATGTGGGTTTAATGTTTGCATTAATACGTCTGTTTCGGCTTTAAATGTTCAGTCGCTGACCCATTGTGTAAATCAGTTTAATCGGTTAAAGCCATTTTGTAAATCGGTTCTAAGGATTGTTTCATGTGATTTTAACCAAGAAAACGAAATGGGGAGGCGGTTATCTAGAATACAGGATGAGTTATTTAAAAACTCACCTGTAGTTGATACCGTGTTTAGGGTTTCAAAGAAAAGCCATTGGGTTACTAATGGTATCATAAACATCAAAAAAGCAAGGTTTATGCGTTCAGTACAATACATTAGCAAAAGAAACCGTAAAACATATTTAGGCAAGTGTGCCCCATGTAAAGAACAATGCGGTATATTCAATGATGTTTTGCGCGTTAGTCAACCTCAACTCTCCCTCATATGAGCCGTTCATCCTCAGGGGACACTGGGGGCGTTGACCCTTACACCCTACCTGCTTTTTATACCGTTCATTGGTTCAGCCAAAGACAGATATACACCCCTAAGGCAAGGGCTGAATTTAGGAGACGGGAGATAAAAGAAGAAAAGCAACTGGCACTAAGGGGAAAGGCTGACCTGGTTAACTGGAAGATAAAATGAGGGTCTTGGTAGCGTGCGAGGAAAGTCAGGCGGTCTGTATAGAGTTCCGCAAATTAGGCCACGAGGCTTATTCCTGTGACCTTTTACCGTGTTCAGGCGGTCACCCTGAGTGGCACATTCAGGACGATGTAACCAGGGTTTTGGGGCATCCATTGGACTTACTGTGGGACTTGGTGATAGCGTTTCCACCGTGTACCGATTTGTCCGTAAGCGGGGCCAAGTGGTTTGAGCAAAAGCGTAAGGACGGCAGGCAACAGCGTTCTATTGACTTCTTCATGATGTTTGCCAACAGGCCTGGGAAATGGGCTATTGAAAACCCCGTTGGTATTATGTCCACCTTGTACCGGAAGCCAGACCAGATCATTCAGCCCTGGCAGTTTGGACACGGGGAAACTAAGGCGACCTGTTTATGGCTTAATAACCTACCCAAACTTGAACCTACCGATATAGTCGAAGGCAGGGAGCAAAGGATTTGGAAGATGGCCCCAGGGCCGGACAGGGCTAAATTGAGGTCTAAGACCTTCCCCGGAATTGCAAAGGCTATGGCTAATCAATGGGGTGTATGACCGACCTGGAGATCGTTAGGCTCATTTCAGAGGGTTACAGGCAGAAGGAGATGGCCGCAATAAAGGGTTGCCCTGTTAGTTCAATGGAGACGACTATAACCCGTTTAAGGAGGAAATACGGGGCTAAGTCCATGTCACATTTGGTTACTATCTTTTGGCGAAATGGTTGGTTAAAGTGATAACAGTAAACAGTTTATCCGGGGGCAAGACCTCCTCTTATATGGCCGTACATTACCCGGCTGATTACAACGTTTTTGCCCTTGTAACCATTGAAGACCCGAGATGCTCCCCGAAAGACAAGGAATTGATTAAATGGGTATCTGACAAGCTCGGAAAGGAGTTTATAGCCACAGCAGAAGATGACCTTACCCTATTGGCCATGAGGGATTTAGAGCAGATTATAGGCAGGGAAATAAAGTGGCTGACGGGAAAGAGTTTCGACCGCACCACAAACAGGAGAAAGCACCTAGCAAATATCGAATGGCGGTATTGTACGCTAGAGATGAAAATAAGGCCCATAATGAAATTCTGCAAGAAGTTAGGCCCGGTGGAGATGAACATTGGATTCCGTTATGACGAGAAGGAGAGGGGCGGAAATTTCAACGTAGAGCAGGGATGGAGGTCTGTTAAATTCCCTTTGATTGACGCTAAAATAGGGCATTATACAGTGTACCAATGGGCGCAAAAGTCCGGATTGGTATTCCCTGTTGACTCTAACTGCGTGGGGTGCTTTTGGAAGCCATTACAACAACTTAGGAAGAATTGGGATGACAACCCAGAAAAGATGCAGTGGTTTGCCGATCAGGAGGCTAACGGACGTAGGTGGAAAAAAGACATGACTTATGAAAACATTAAAAAAATAGGATTACAGGAGGAGTTTCACTTCGGTACTGGTGCTGGATGCCAGGCCGGATATTGTACTGATTAGGGGCGCATCAAATCTTTAAAGCGATAAAATGAATATGAGCCGTGAACAAAATAGGGCTAAATGTTTGTAATAATGAACATTGGGGGCCGGGTTGGAAGTTAACCGGGTATGCGGGGTGTCTTCGTGGTTGTCGGCATCACGTCCGCGCACTTAAACTAACTGACGGGCCTCCTTTTTAAGATTTGGATAAGTCAATAATTCGTTTATATTTGCCCTTGCTAGACTCTTATGAATATTAAAAGAATCCCCCCTTCTGGTTGTGTCCTTTTAGGCGAATCTCGCCGGGGTCTAGCCGCAACTGGATCGGGGGTATTTTTTTGCTATGGCTTCTAAAAGAATGCTTAAAGATTGGACAGCGTCCGAGAAAATGGACAAACTCACCCCTGAGGCTGAGGTATTTTTTGTCAGGCTGATAATGAAAGCTGACGATTTTGGAAACTACACGGCTAACATAAAACTAATCCGTTCGGCTCTTTTCCCATTGAAGGAATACAATGATTACCAGATAACTGAGTGGTTATACGAGTGCCAAGCCGCCGGATTATTGTTTGGATATCAGGCAGAAGGCCGCAGGTTTATACACATCAACAACTTTGACCAAAAGTTACGGCGGATGCACGCAGCATACCCGCCGCCACCTGACGGACAAGTGCGGACAAGTGACGGACAAGTTAATCCACCTGACGGACAAGTGACGGACAAACGACCGCCTGAAGAGAAGAGAAGTAGAATAGAAGAAGAAGAAGAGAACGAGAAGACGCGCGAATGGTTCAATAGCTGTTTGGATGATATGTTTAAAGAAACCCTACAAATGACCCACAAAGGCAAAAGCATTGAACAGGCGGCGGCAGAGGCCTGGGTTTATCTATCGGCAGACAAAAACAGGTTGCGCGCGGCGGACGCGTCAGACGTTAAAAAGCTGGTTAATACCTGGATGGGCAATATGAAGACGGGTAAGGTCAAATCATTCAATCTGAGCGATATATGAAAGCCTTTTTCAAACAATGCTTGGATGAATTGGAGCAGATAAACGGATGCCGCCAGTTGTTCTACATTCAGTCAGATCCTGACGGGAAGAAGAAGATAGAGGTTTTACTGGCCGGTATGATAGAAGCCTCTAATCAGTTCCCCTATATCCCACAGGAGGCGCAGGAGGGGATAATTAAAAAAATGATGCGTCAGGATCAAGATTATCAGGAATTGAATAGTAGAACGATTTGGAAGTGGTTAGATTTACACAAGGGCAAATACCAGTTGGAGCCTAACAAGGAAGAATATCCGATACAGACCAATGAATTGTCGGAGGAAACCAAGCGGATGATTAAGGACTATTTGAACGAGTTGGCTACTGGTTTCAAGATACCGCCCATGACAAGACAGGACATTGAACGGGAAGGACAGGAGAGGCTAAAAATGAAGGGAGCAAGTTATATACCTAACCCTGAGTATGCGGTTGAAAGGATATTGCACGTTGAGTATTTGAAAGCAAATTACCATCCAATAACTCAGGAGAGGCTGCCTGGGTGGATGAGTGAAAATGAATGGCTTAAACTAAACAGATAACCTATGACAAAACGATAAAGACGTTTTAGGTAAATTTTGACTAACCCCGAAAATATATGACCATAGAAGAATTTAACAACACGCAATTTGGTAATAGCATGAAGGTCATTTACAGGGGTGAAGAAAACGACATTGTATCAGTTGACTTTGAGGAATCACTGATTGGTATTGGAATAGAGGGTGGTGAAGAAGGAGAAATCCACTGGGTAAGGTGTGAGAATGTAGAATTAGTTAACCCCGAAAAGATATGAGCGCAGAGCAATTGGCTAGAATGGTTTTCTATAATAACAGTGTTGCAAACGCTTACGAGCCGGCAATCAAGGATAATGAATTGATTAGTTTGTATACCGGATATATCGAATCCTACGCCCGCGAGGTGGCGGAGAAATTTGGAATTTGGCTTTTTTCTGTTTGGGACAACAACAATACCAATGGAATTGCAATGAGTAAAGAAAAAGAAATGGAACACTTATTCGCCAAGTTCAAAGACCAAAAACAGAAAGAGGTATGTTAAAGACGGCAAACTGTATTCCTTCAAGGAGGGAACGAAGTCGCCGGAGAAGCCCATACAGGGCAGGGTTACGGTACTAGGTTTAGAGAATCACACAAAGAACCCATAGAATTATTGCAATCAAAACTCGACCGCCTTGAGCAGTTGGAGAAGGAGAACGACCGTGGGGAACTTGAGCGTTAAGAGAACGAGGAACTTAAAAATCGGAAATAAACCGATTATCTATGAACAAAACAACACCAAATATGACAATCAAAACAGGCTGTGACGATGAACTGAAAGACCTCACATGGTACATCGAACCGGGAATGAGAGTCTTTGCCGAAAATGAACAAGAGGAAACGGTGGTATCAATAGACCCCGAAGATTTCCTAGCCATTGCCGATGCTATCAGGGGGATGCAGAAAAGAGAGATTGAAAACGAAAAACTAAAACAATGAAACCAAGATACAGGCTTTACTATGCCAAAAATAGAAAAATTTATCATTTGGGGGGCAGGTTCGACTATTTTGCCGGAAGAACTCCTGACCATTGGGTATGTATATGGATTAGACTTGCAATTTAACCCGATTTTAACTATAATTGCCCCATGCGCGTAAAGTCCATTTAAGGGGCGGAGAATATCTGAACGGGCAACCTAATAAGCGACTCCGCCTTTTTTAAAAATCCAATGGGTATCCAATGGCAGAACAACCCGAAAACCTTAAAGGCAAAGACTTTAGAGCCAATCCCCAAAACATCAACACCACAGGGAAAAACAAGGGGGCCAAATGGCTCTCTACCCGCCTCAGGGAAATGCTTGAATCCAATGACGGCAGAGACAAACTCCTGACAGCCCTACTCCAGAAAGCCGAAAAAGGAGACGTTAACGCAATAAAGGAGATATTCGACCGCATTGACGGCAAAGTAACTCAGGAAATAGACCAAAAGACCGAGCATAGTGGAGGTATCCGAATCACCTGGGAAGACCCTAATCCTGGACAAGGTAAAAGTACAGATTGAATCCTATAACGCCTTCAAGAAAGGATATAGGATAATCGTCAATCAAGGAGGAACCCGCTCAGGGAAGACCTACGGCATAGTAAAACTACTCATAGGGCTAGCTTATAAGCAGAAATACAGTATTTCCATGACCTCCCTATCATTCCCCCACCTCAGAAAGGGGGCTTTAAGGGACTGGAGGACAATAATGGAGCTTTACGATCTGTATCAGATTCCAGAACACGTCAGAACGGAGAATACATACTACTACCCCACAGGCTCATACATGGAGTTTTTCAGCGTGGATGACCATTTGAAGGTTAGAGGCCCGGGCAGGGACATACTTTTCGTCAATGAAGCTAACCTAATAGACCTAGACACCTTTACACAGTTGCTTTTGCGCACAAAAAGGGCTGCTTTCATAGATTACAACCCAGCCGATGAGTTTCATTGGATATACGATAAGGTTCTAACCCGTCCGGACTGCTATTTTATCAAATCAACGTACAAAGACAATCCATTTTTACCCGATGAGCAAGTTAAAGAAATCGAGAACCTCCGAAACATGGACGAGAACTTTTGGAGGATTTATGGCGAAGGTGAGAGGGGTCATAGTGAGGGCGTTATTTATACCCATTGGGATACTTTTAACCAGCCTATTACTGGTAGTGTTTTCTATGGCCTGGATTTTGGGTACTCTAATCCTACGGCCCTTGTTAGAATTACGGAGAAAGACAAGGAGATATATGCGGAGGAACTCTTATACCAGTCGCAACTCACAAACCCGGAATTAATAGGTATTCTTAAACAAGTCCTACCACCACATTCGGTATTGTACTGTGATTCAGCAGAACCCGCACGAATTGAGGAACTAAGGAAGGCGGGAATTAACGCCAAACAGGCAGACAAGGACATCAAAGCGGGTATATTGTTTCTAAAGTCCCATAAACTGCATATTCACTTTCAGTCTGTAAACCTTTTAAAAGAGATCAAAAGCTATAAATTTGTCGGTAAGGAAACCAAAGACCTGGTACCGCTAAAGGCTAACGATCACCTTTGCGATGCACTCAGATACGGGGTAACAGGACTAAGGAAACCACCACAGACATACCATGCGCCCCTGTATATCCGATGAAGTATCCTATACCGAGGTCTAAAGAAATACCGGACGCTCTAAGTGATGAGCAAATGGACAGACACCTCAGAAGGCTGGAGGCATGGGCAGCTGGACAATACATATGGCATCTTACACGAAGACTACAATACCATCAAATATACTTAGACTGGTATCAATCCACACAGTTTAAAGGTAGGTTTAAGGCTAACGAGACAATATATCACGAGAGGTGTAAAGTAATCTTACTAAAGCAGATTTATGGTAGAAGCAAAAGTAAACGGTAATCCCGTACAGATTCCCTCAAGCTGGGATGAGGTTACATTCGGTCAGTTTCTTAAACTGGTTGACGCAAAGGACTATACACAGATCCTATCCGCTGTCTTGGATATGCCACCTGAAATTATAGCAAAGGCTGATTTTGTGGGATTGAGGCACGTTTACCGGGCTTTGAAATTTGTACAGACTCAAGCACCTGTAGAGCAATATCCCAAGAAGATAGGGAAGTATGAGATACCTAAAGACATATCCTTTCAGTCTGTGGGTCAGTTTGAAGCCCTTAGGAATGAGATTATCAAGGCTCAGGGCATGGATTTACACGGACAGACCAAAGCCCTAGCCGTTTATGCGGCTATCTACTGTCAGCCTCAGAACGGGGATGAATTTGACATTGAAAAAAGTTATTGGCTATCTGAATCGTTTATGAGTTACCCATGCACGGAGGTCATGAGTGCGGGAAGTTTTTTTCGGGACAATTTATTGAGCATAACAAGCGGATTACCGCTGACTTACCTCCGCAAGAACTTACCCAGGAGGAAATCGACGCCGGGGTGGCAGACATTTCTAAGGCGTTCGGGTTTTACGCGACTATGGACAATATTGCGCGTTATGTGGGAGCGGATGACACAGAGGTTTTAAAATGGTCTGTAAACCGTTTCTATACGAAAGTGAAGTATCTGGCTTGGAGGGCACACGCTCAAAAGCGACTATCTGAGATTTTGAAAGACAAACAGAAATAGGGACTTTTGTAACAATGACACATGAGTCCATTGTATTGCTTTTTAAGGACGTGGCTAAATCTTTAGCCGATAACGTCAAGTTTGGCTACGGAGCCTTTGAAGACTTCAATTCAATCCGGTCTAAATCGTATCCTTACGTGTGGGTGTATCCCCTAAAAGGCTCGTTTCCTGTGGGTGAGGCCAAACTGCAATCTTTGGTAGAATGGGAGGTAGAGATAGCTTTTTTAGACGCTGATAACCCCAGGGGGGCAGAAAAGGACACGGCAGACACATGGGACAAGTCATTTGACTTGATGGAAAGGTTTGTCCACAAGCTGGATGAATTTCTTTTAAACCCTGACGATATTAACGAGATACAGACGGACAGGATCAGCGTAACAAGAACAAGGTTTGAGGCCGGGAGGAAGGCAACGGGAGACGCTTTAAGCGGGTGGAACCTTGAGTTGGATATTACTACTACGTCAGACTTTGAATATTGCTCTATTTATGACGATTGAGGAACTACTAGACCGGGCTGGGGCTGATTACGTTAAACAGATCAGGGATAACCTAGCCTCAACGGGAACGGATGCAACGGGGGAGACTTCGCGGTCTGTTGGTTACAGGGTAGTCCAATCTGGCAACAGGATCAGGTTAGAGGTTTATGGAAGCCGTCCATATTTCCCCACAGTAGAAACAGGCAGTAAGCCTTCAACTAAAAACCCATCCCCTGAGATGGTTAGAAAGATTAGCAAGTGGAAAGAGATCAGGGGCATACTCAGAAACCCATTCGCTATTTCTAAGGGTATTCTAAAGTTTGGCTCCAGGCTGTGGCAGAAGGGTGGGAGGAAGGATATTTACACTAACGTCAGGGAGAGGGCATTTGCTGAACTTCCTGACAGGCTGGCGAAAGTTACGAAAGAAACGATAAAGGTGTGACTACGGTAGTGATCGAGCATGAGAATTATTATGAGATTACTAACAGTGATTGCCCGGTAGTATATTACGTTTTGAAGTGTGGTTTTAAGATAGAAACAAACTTAAACTGATATGGTAGAATTTTTGATTTTCATTGTCTTCGGGGCGTTCGTAGTGTTCGCCGTTGTTAAGGCTACTCAGTGGTTAGATAAGAAGTAATGGCTATCACGGTAGTAAAATATCCGCAAGGGTATATAACCAGTCAAACCGCAGAACAGGCATTAGTAACTGATTCTTCAGGCGATGCCTTATTTAATGATACTGGTCACGGACTAATTGATGGGGATTACATTTACATAGCTAGCAATAGTTCATATAATGGCTATTGGTACGTAAATCAGATAAGCGCATCAACGTTTAAGATCAGACCCTACGCCGCCGCCGCCGATGTTGAATATGTGGGTAAGGATGTTGATGTTTCCTATTACGAGGCCTCAGCCGTGCATGGGTGGAACTGTGCGCATCTTCCTATCGTGTATAAACTCAAATCTGATTCCTGGCCTATTAACGGAGTGGATACCAGTAGAACCGTTACTACCTTTACAAATTGGAACGGCTACACCTATCTTGTATTGGATGGTGATTTGAAATCAAGCGGGACAGCCTCAACACTTGAAAACGTAGTTATTTCTGGCGTCACGGGTGTTGGTGGTGCTGATATCGAAGGTGTTTACAGGATCATTCAATGGTTTTCTGATACCAACATAGTCATTGACTTGGCTTATGATGCCGGTAACGTATTGTCAGGAGGTACGTGCCAGTATTATTATTTACACTACCATGCTAAAGTAAAGATTTACGCGGGTCTTGATTCGGGTCATTCATGGGCATTTTTGAAGCCATACCGAGAGATTGCAGAGGTAAAGGTAACTTTTGATTCCAATGGTGAGGCTGATTTGAATGTATCTAAATATGTAAAATCAGAAATAGAGACATTTTCCAATAATCTGAATCTGGACTCATTACCTAATAATCTGGATGCCTGGTGTCGGGTTAAGATATCAGTAGCCGAAAGTTACGATGATTCAGATGGTTACACGATAGAAGAATATACTGGGTCTTATACTGAAGATACAACTGAGATATACGCCGTAAATGCTATCAACCCGTTTAAAACCAGGGAGATGGGCAGTTTAAGCGGGTACGTTCCCACTAACGGTAACCAGTTCTTTTTGACTCCTTTTACACAGCCAAGCCTTTTCCCTGATTGGTATTTTGATCTTTCGTTTATCAAGAATACAAGTTCATCAGGAGATTACTTAAAGATTGACCGCTATTCAAAGGCTGAAGGTAATTATACTTTGGTTTCATCGGCTCTTTCAACTGTAACCGACTACGATCAGGGGGTATATCGCTGGCAGATAGCGCAATCCGGCAGTGAGGATAGGATAGACGTTACCTATTACAATTCAGGTGGTACGCAGTTATCTGATACAATAACCATAGACGTAGATAACACCTGCTCACCTTATGACACTTCTGGTATTTATCTGACGTGGCTGAATTACTTGGGGGGTTATGACTATTGGTTTTTTAAGGCTCAGACTGAGTATTCTATTGACGTAATTGAAAGCAAGACACAGGATATAAACATATATAATAACTGGCCTAATTCATGGGGTGAGTTTGCTGATTCCGTCACAAAGCAGTCTGTGAGAAGGAGCAAGAATGCAATAAAGCTAAATTCACAGTTCCTTACTAAGGATCAGGTTGATGCCCTGGCCTGGATTGTTTCCTCTCCATTGGTTCAGGTTATGAGTGTGGTACATACCAATATATACACTGTTAGGACTGTAATTGTAGATACCTCAACTTTCAGAAAATACCAAGACAGACAGAATCTATATTCAGTAAGTTTTAACATTATGTACACCGATGAGCTTCCAGCGCAGACAATCTGATATTGATGGGAGACCGTATGTGTACTTTCTAAGACGTGCTTTTTATGTTGTTTCAGCCCCGGTAGTTGTGGCGTGTTGGATTCTTGATACCGGCTTTTGGGCTGATAGTTGTAATTGGGACGATGGCGAAATTTGGATAGATTAGTATGGCACAGCAAACGATAAATAACGGGGATGCTGGCTTAGATGCCAGAACCAAGATAAATACAAACTTCCTCGAGTTATATACGGGTAAAATTGGCACGGCAACAGCCGGGACTAATATTACGTGGACTGTAAACTCTAACGGTATTAGTATTAATAATCCGGCATGGTTGACAACGGCGAGGGCTAGCAATGACGCTATCGGGTTAAATACCGCTCAGACTAACGTTACATGGACTATAAATAGTTCTGGTTTATCACTCAATGCGGGCGGATACGCTGGAACGGGGACGAGTGCGACTAACGCAAGCATCACGCTAAATAGTAATGGGTTGGCGATATCAGTGGCTGCCCCTGGTGGGGGTGGTCTGACAAACATAAATGTAAGTGCTGGCACTACTTCCAATCTTTTAAGCGCAATAACATTTAGCAACCTAAACGGAATTTCATTTGGTCTCAATGCTTCAACGGTTACAGCTTCACACAACGGGCTTACCACAGCAAGAGCCAGTAATGACGGTATAGGACTTAACACGGCCCAAACTAATGTAACGTGGACGGTTAATAGTTCGGGAATTTCTTTTAACGCTGGCGGGTATGCTGGTACTGGTACAACATTTAACGGGGCTAATATTTCCGGGTCAATAACTCAAAATTCAAACGGGATTAACCTTTCGATGAGTGTTGCGGCTCCTGGTGGCGGGGGAGCGATAAACGTAAGTGCCGGAACTACGTCTAACAATTTACAGACAGTTGTATTCTCAAATTCGAACGGTGTAAGTTTTGGTCTTAATGGGTCAACTGTTACGGCTAGCGTTTCCGGTGGTGGTAAGACTTATACAGGATTTGAGCCTTTCCCGGGGGCCATTTCGGTAGCTGGTCAGTATGGGGCTGGTACTCTTTATATTGTCCCATTTGCCGCCCCCGCATTTCAGGCCGATCGTGTTTGTGTCCCTATTCACATTTCAAATGCGTCAAACTCATCAAACTCGGCAACGATATCAATGAGTATCGGGATATACACGAGAACAGGGAACTCACTTTCACTTTATACCTCACAGAGTGCATCATACAATTTTACGGCTTCAGGTACGGTAGGTAGTTACTCACAATTTGCCGGGATAAGGTTAGTAACATTCCCGATAACAAATACCTACGAGGCAAATAACTATTACTTTGGGCTGTGGTCGCGGACGGCAACGGGAGGAGGTGCCGGGATGACTTTTAGTAATCTTTTGGTTTCTAATCTTAACTCGTCTTACTCGGGTCTTTTAGGTGTTGGGACTAACAATAGTATGGTATATATGGTGGGTAAGGGTATTTCCTCTGTATCGTTTACAACGGCTATGCCCAATGAGGTTCCATTGGTTAATATTATTGGTAACAGCTCCTTATTCCAAAGGCCGCCGATGTTTTATTTTGCAAGTTCAACGCTATGATTGTAGGATTAGACGGAGGTATTCACAATTCAGATTTAGATAAGTCCGGCCAAAGAATAATCGAAGGCGGGACGTGGAAACGGCAACGGGTGGTAATGCTTATCCCGGCGGGGAAGTCTATCCCGACAAAGGTATATTTATCCCATTGCTCCCTGATATTCCCGCCTAATAACGGTTGCTATCGCATGGCCGCTATCGGTATGGAGGTAGGCGAAGCCTTCAGTCAGGCCATAAGTGAAATACTTGCGCATCCTGAGCTTTCGCAATGGGAATATATCTTAACCATCGAACACGATAACATTCCTCCGGCTGATGGGATTATAAGGCTGATTAAATCAATGGAAGCACACCCGGAATACTCTTGTATCGGTGGGCTTTATTGGACGAAGGGTGAGGAGGGGTGCCCCCAGATTTGGGGTGATCCTAAAGATGCGGTAATGAACTTCAGGCCACAGCCTCCAGACCCTAACGGGGGATTGGTTGAATGTTGTGGTACGGGTATGGGTTTTAACCTGTGGAGGATGGAGATGTTCAAGGATGAGAAGTTAAGAAAGCCCTGGTTTAAAACTTTGACGGGCATCGAGGGTCAGGGGGTAGGGACACAAGACCTATATTTTTGGGGTGACGCAAGAAAGCACGGATACAGGTGTGCTATCGACTGCTCGGTGAAGGTGGGCCATTATGACGACAAAAACGATATAACATGGTAAAAATTGACATTGCCTGTGGACAGAACAAACAAAAAGACCATATCGGGGTAGATATCGCCGGAGACGCTGATATTATCCACGACCTTTTTACTTTCCCATATCCGTTCGAGGACAACTACGCGGATGAAATATTCTGCTCTCACTTCATTGAGCATATCCCCATGCAGTACGTAAACGGGAAAGATATGCTATTCTGTTTTATTGACGAGGTTTATAGGATACTGAAAAAGGGAGGTAAGGCTACGCTGATCTTTCCCAATGCCTTGTCTATACGGGCATTTCAAGACCCGACACACAGGAGATTTATACCGGCAAGTACCATATACTATTTCTCTAGAGAATGGAGGAAGATTAACAAGCTAGATCATTACAAGGTGGATTGTGATTTTGATTTCCAAGTAGGTGAGGCTGTGAATGGTAATTGGGTTACCAGGTCACAGGAGTCGAAGCAGTTTGCCGTTCAGCATTACTGGAATGTTGTGGATGACCTTTATTTTGTGCTTACTAAGAAATGACCTCATTCGTTGACGATAACGGCAACTTCTTAGACTATCAGGGGACTGATATTGCCCTGACAAAACAGGCGGCCTCATTCTATGGGTTCAAAATTAAAGGAGACATATCCATTGACTTCGTACTTCCTAACACGGCCAAGAACAGGGATATTTTAAACTACTACGGCCCTCAACAGGAGACGATAGTGACCTCTAATTCGTTCACAATGGTAAGGGATGGAAATACTATCTCAAGGGGGTATATTGTCATCAAAGAATCAAGTTCAAAAGAAATAAAAGTCTTTTACATATCTGGGAATACTAATTGGTTCCCCCGGATGGACTTCAACATCAAAGACATCATTTTCGAGGATAGGTTCACGGTATTAGGCTCTGACATTGACGGACAGAAAGCGGCTACCGAGGGGATAGTATTCCCTTTAGTGGACTGGTGGGCAAGGAACGAAAGAAGGGCCACATCGTATATTAAAATCAATACCGGCAGTTACCCTGACGAGTTCCCATCGCTTACTGAATTGTTCCCCTGTATTTATCTCCATACGATCGTTTCCCAGATGGCCGTATATGCGGGGATAAAGATAGGCGGGGATTTAATGGACGACCCGATTTACAAGAGGATAATCATCACCCCGTCAGGCCCGGAGATTTACGTACCGGAAACAATTGTAAACAGGACATACGCACAGATTCAGAACGGGCCTTTTGGTAGTGCTGGTGCCGGACTGTACGATTATACGCTAGACCCTCAACTAATTCGTTTTAATACGCTTATCGATGGTAGCGGACAGATAGATACTACTAACTACTCGTATATCGCCAACTATACGGGGACTTATAAAGTAGATATTGACTTTTGGGTGAATAATACAGACAACTACGCGGTAGAGGCTTATCTGAATGGTGCGCTTTATACTGTGATGTTCAATGACGCGGTAAACACGAGAAACAAAGTGGGTACTGCATATATCAACATGGTTAAGGGGGATGTTTTGCAGTTCTATGTTAATAACACGGCGGCGGCTAACTATCGCTTGGATTACCTAACGGATAATAAATACACTAATTTTTCCATTAAACTCCACCGTTTAGCTGGGGTTGCAGTTACGCCCAATCTGGGGTCATACTCCCCTGCTGATACGATTGCCTATGTAATTCCTAATGCCATCGTCCCCGACATGAAGGCCAAAGACCTTATAAAGTTTTTGTCTGTGTATTTCGGGGCTGTGGTTACTTATGATGAGTATTCAAAGACGCTTTCAATAAACATCCTTGACAATATTCAAAAAGAGAACGCCGCAGATTGGAGTGAATACTTCAGGGGTTATTCTGTTAAATTCGATCAGACTAAAGCGCGTAAGAACTTCATCCAGGCGGAGGGTGGAGTAGAAGATGAGATAAAAGCCTATAACGCCCAAAGTCTTTTAAGCTACGGCGGGGGGGTGATTGATACAGATACGGACAATGTAGAAACGAGTAACGTTCATTCTTTGCCTGATAACATAGGCGATCCCGTTGAAAGGAAAGATATCTATAAGATACCATTTTCCGGCTCATGGGACGTCAAAAACAAAAGCTACTCAAAGGCTTTCTGGCCTTATGTTAAGTTTTATGAACTTGAGAAGCTAGAGACTACCACCTATTCAGGGGTTACTAACTCCGGGGGGCTTAGTCAGTTTACTTGCACTTTCAACGACCCCATAGAGATAGACCACGTATTTTATATAATCTCTAATTCTGGTGTTTACTCTGGATTCGCCCCTCTTTATTCGGGGGCTGGCGGTGTTACTAGCCCCCAGCTTTTGATAGATTACATCGCCAACGATGGGGGGACGATAGTAAAATACAGGGCCAGTAAGGTAAACGGCACCCCGAGGATGTTGCTATGCAATCCGGGTAAAAGCATTACTGAAATCGGTGGGGTTGACGTAGAGACTTTTATAGGCACTAACTCGGTATCTACCATTACCACAGCTCCCGTTTGTTGGTTTGATAAACCTGTATTAGGTCAGACGATAGATATTCAAAAGGATAGTTTGGCTATTGACTCCCAGTATGACTATAACATAAGTTCATCGGAGAGATATTATAATACGGTTAAAAAGATATACCAGAATCCGATTATAGAGGTGACGCTATCACTCCCGATGAGTGAGTTTGCCTCATTTGATTTCAGTAGGTTTGTGTATTTAAAAACTGAGGACATTACGGGGTATTTCTTTGTTGACAAGATTGATAATTATACAGGTGAGGATAGTTTGGTTAAGGTGACTTTACTTTATGTAGATTGATATGGCTGACGAAACAAAACTAATAGTAATTGAGGTACAGGGACTTCAGGAGGCTACCGAAGGGACGAAGAAGTTAACTACTGAGCTGGATAAGCAGGAGGTTTCTATTGCCAAACTCAGGGAGGAAAATAAGAAACTCACTAAGGAGCGTAATGAGACTAATATCAATTCCGAAGAAGGTCGCAAAAAGCTAAAGGAATTAAACGATCAACTTGACCAGAATAACAAGAAGATCAAGGAAAATGTCGATCAGTACACAAAGCAAAAGATCGGCATAGGTGATTATAAAAGTGCCTTAGATAAGTTAATCCCCGGATTGGGGGCAACGGCTGACGGATTTACAGCCATGACCACAACGGCAAAGACCTTTATAGCTACCCCTTTGGGGGCAGTGCTGGCGGCTGTTGGTTTGGCTTTGGGGGCGTTGATTTCCTATTTCAAAAACACCGGAGAGGGTCAGGATAAACTAACAGCGTTAACCAAGATTGCTTCCCAGGTTTGGGAGGGGTTCATGCGGATAGTTGAGAACGTGGGGAAAGTTCTGTTTTCTACTATTGAGTTCATTGGAGGTTTTGCCGAAAAGGTCATCGGGTTTATCTCCCCGGCGGCAAAGGCAGCTATTGAAGAGGCAAAGGAGGCAGGTCAGGCTATCGCAGATTTAGACGATGAGATAGACGCTAGGGAGACGGAATTAGTAACCCGGAGGGCAGAGGTCAATAACCAGGTCGCTAAACTCAGGGCAGAGGCTTTAACTCAAGAAGGGGAGCAAAGAAAACAGACCATTGAACAAGCTATTCAGCTAGAGAAGGATCTCGCCGCCGAGGAAGTGGCTTTAGCCAAAAAACGTCTTGAACTGTGGGACTTAGAGCATAAAACCAAGACGGATTTAACAGACGAAGAGAAAAGACAACGGGCAGAATTGAGTGCGGCGGTTATAGCGGCAGACACGGCGGCTTATGAGAATACATTAAGATTCGAGAAAGAGATCGAACGAATCAGGGACGAAAACCATAAGGCTCAACTCGATCGGATGGCAATTGAGCGCGCCCAGCGTCATGCTGATTCAGAGGATGCTTTATTGAAAGTTACCGAGATAGAAGCCAAAAAGTTAGAGATTGAAGGAGTGACTTCTTTGCTTTCACGTAGCCTGATGGAGTCCGATTTGGCTAATATGCTCAAAAAGCGATTAGATGGGAATAAGAAGTTACAGGAAGCCGCCAACAAAGCCCAGGCCGATCAGACCAAGTTTGAGGCCATGCAGAATCAACTCAGACTCGCTAATATCTCAAATACGTTAGGCATTGCTCAGGGGTTATTCCAAAAAGACACCGAGGCGTATAAGGCATTAGCAATTGCAAGGGCTATGATTGACACCTACGCGGCGGCGACTCAGGCACTTCCTAATATCTTTCTGGCGGCAATTGTTACCGCTTTAGGCTTGGCTAACGTGGCTAAAATTGTGGGGATTGGCTTCGCTGAAGGTGGATATACGGGTGACGGGGCAAAGCATGACGTTGCTGGAGTCGTTCACCGGGGGGAGTATGTAGTTCCTCAGCACATCGTTAAAAATCCTATCTACTCAGGGTATATCGAAAGCCTTGAACGGGCTAGGGTAGGTTACGCTGACGGTGGACTTGTTACTGGGGCCACCTCAAGGGAAGTAAACAATAACGCCTCTATGGCTGAGATGCTCCAAAAAGTCAATCTATGGGTATCTGTTCAGGAAATAAGACAATCAAGCAGAGATGCCGAGGTTAAATTAGCCATGTCCACAATATGAGCGAATTTTGTAAGAAATACGGGGTAAACGAAACCCAGGCAAAGGCCATGATTAAGGACGGATGGATTACCTGCTCTCTACCTCAGTATGAGGAGATTTACTACCACTACAAAAAGTCAGGGTCTATGCAAAAGACCGCCGATCATTTCAACACTACCAAGTCAGTAGTTTGGGAGGTTGTCCACAGGTTTGAATAGCGTTCGTTACAAAGCGAACGTTATTTAATATCCCTATTTCTATTTTTGTGCCTAATGACAGGGCACATTTTCATCGAGGGCGAAGTCGGTGTACAGGTTACCGCAAAAACGGTCAGGGAGGATATTAACGCCTACCCACACGCTACGGAGTTCATCGTTCATTTCAATTCCCCCGGTGGAGATGTGTACGAGGGTTACCATATAGGCTCAATACTTGCCAATATCGGTAAACCGACTACTGCACACATAGGGGCTATGTGCGCTTCAATCGCCACTTACGCGGCGTTGTGCTGTGACCGTGTCGTCATGAACCCCGCCGGGGACTTCATGATACACCTGCCTACCGGAACTCTTAGCGGTAATGCTGAGGATTTGAGACGTGGAGCCGAACAGCTCGAGCGGATTAAATCTGAACTTATCGACCGCTATATGCAGAAGGTAGCACGGAAAGGGGTCACCAGGGAACAACTAGAGGTAATGATGGAGAACGAGACGAGCATGGGGCCAGGCGAAGCGTTAGCAATGGGCTTCGTAGATGAGGTGCGGGAAAAGTTAAAAGCCGTTGCACGATTCGATATTAACACACTTGAACAAATGAAACAAGAAGACGTAAAAGGTGCGCTAGAGACATTGGGCGCAAAACTTGATGCGTTCATCAATTCTTTCAAAATAAAGAATATGATTGAACTCACGCTTGCTGACGGTACGATGATTATGAGTACTGCCGAAACCCTTGAGGCTATCGTAGGCTCACAGCTTACCGATGAGCAGGGGGAACCACTTCAAGCCGGAGAGGTTGAACTCGCTGATGGACAGGTTATTACAGTGGGTGAAAACGGTTTAGTTCAATCCGTTAAGCCTAAGACCGAAGCCAATGCTGACCCCAAAGACGATGTTGCCGCTTTGAAAGCAGAAATTGAGTCTTTGAAAAAGCAACTCGAAGAGGCTGGCAAAAACGCTTCAGCCGCAAAAGAGGAGGCAAAGGTAGCTGCTCAAAATCTTTCCAAACTGGCTATTGAAGCCAAGAACCTAAAAACGTCACTTGACGAAATAAAAAACAGCACATTCGGAGACAAGGAAGTACCTGCTGACGCCCCTGATAAGAAGGAGGAAAAGCCGATCGATCCCATGCTCGCAAGGATGCGCGACATTTACTTTAACGCTTACAAAACTTCACGCTAAAACAATTAATCAAAATGGCCGAATTTAAAAACGCAACATCATACTCGTACTCGCCGGGTTACACCTTTCCGGGCAACCTTCCGACCGAGCTTTTCTATGCCGCGACTACGGGAACACCAAAGTTGTCGGATATGTTCTCCATCCGTCAGGGTATCCGTACCGATGAGTACCTGATCCTTGTAAACTCGATTGATAAGATCCTCGCCGCCACTCAAGGCTGTGAGCCGTCTTACACTACCGCCGGTACTTTGAGCGACCGTAAGATTTCGGTTGGTACTTTTTCCGCTAATCTCAAGTGGTGCAAAAATGACTTCATTTCTACCGCTTCCGTTCTTTCTAACGATCCTAAGTTTGTAGCCGATGGCCTTGATGGCTATGATGCTACTGCTGCCGTTCGTAAGTTCTGGATTGACGGTATGATTGACGCAATGCGCCGTGATATCTGGCGTATCGTTCTCTTTGGTAACGATACTTCTAGTAACGCTAACTACAACGTAATCGAAGGTCTGTTGGTTAAACTGTTGGATGCAAACGCTTCTTACTGCGTTAAGCAGGTAGGTAACGATTTTGGTAACGCAAACACTACTGTCCTGACTTCTGGTGAGGCTCTTGAGGCTTTCCGTAAGACGTTTGAAAACGCTCAGATTCCCCTCAAACAGCTTCCCGCTTCGGAGAAGATTTTCTGGGTGACTGGTGACGTTTATATGAACCTGTTGCGCTCTTATGAGTCCACTACTAGTGGTTCTGAGACCCAATTCCAGATTCTGACCGATGGTACCTCTATCTTGAAGTACAGGGGTATTCAGGTTGAGCCGCTGTGGATTGCCGATCAGTATCTGACTGACTCGACTAACCCCTGGTATAACAATCTCCGTAACTTCATTATCTACACTACGAAGGCATCGAGCCGTCTTTCTAACCTTGTACTTGGAACCGAGAACGCTTCACACCTGAATCAGGTTAAAGTGTTCTTTGATGAGAAAGATGACGTTACCTACGCTAAGAGCGAGATGAAGTTCGGCGTGCAGTTTATTCGTTGTGATCTTACAGCAATTTATCATTAATCTATGGCTTGCGGTGTAGAGAGTGGCATAGGGGTATCCTGTGAAGACCTTAAGAGGGTCGCCGGGGTAAATAAGCGCGTGTGGTTGTTCAATATGAACGACCTCCAAACGCCAATTGATGTCACCCAAAGCACTATAACTAACATTAACCTGGAATCTTATGCATTGTTGTATAAGTTTGAGGGTCAAAAGTTTAGCCATAGTGCAGGGTGTAAATTGGTGCGGACTGATTCGGGGAACGTAAGTTTCGAGCATTCCGTAAATATGAGGATTAACAACACTACTTCTACTGAAGATGCGGTTATTGAAGACCTTTCAGTAGCCGAGGTGGGGGTGATTGTTCAGACGAACAATAACGAGTTCTTGATTTACGGTGCTGGTAACGGTCTTACCTTGATGGAGATGGAAGACAACACGGGGCAGAAGCAGGGTGACGAAGAAATCACTATGCTCAAGTTGGTAGGAGCTGAGACGACTCTCCCTAAGAGATTCGCCCGGCCCGCTGGCTCCCAGGGGTCTATCCTGAATGAGACGTTGTACTATTTGAATGCAATTTCAAACAGTAACATCACCAGCTGATAGCGGTGGTGCTTAAATGAGAGGGGGGGGGGCTAAATGTCCCCCTTTCTTTTTTAAGAAAATTCTTTAAATTTGTCCCCGTGACGAAACAGGAGCTAAAAAAGTCACTTTTTGATGGCAGGCTGTGGAATCCTCCTTACAGAAAGGATCACCCCACGTGGATAGAGGCTTTCGAGGCTTACAAAAGGGAAACCGGGGACGATTCTGTTAACCTACGCTGTGGGATGTGCTTCAATAAGGTTAAAAAATGGCTGGAGAGGTAGATTTTTACCAAATTTACTTCCATGAGGGCCAAAAAAGCCTCCTTTTCCCATTTGCAAAGCCCTATTTTAACGAAAAACTGACGGTTTTCTTTGAAAATAGCGTAATTTCTCAGTTAGTCCCCGCTTCTAATGCTGAAAAGATAGCCGTTTGCTCCTATGCCCTTAGAAAAAAGATAAACAACGGTATTCCAATGAGGGGTCAGGAACTAGGGAAGACCAAAGATGAGATACTGGCTGAGGCATTAGGGGCTGATTTTGACGTTTTAGCCCTTACCAGAAGGCAGAACCCGATAAAAGGCCTGGAGGGTCACTTTATGCTGGCAAAGATGGATAACTGGCATCCTGGTTCACGTGAAACATTGAATTTGATTCTAAAGGCTATCGGTATAGAACCATTCGAGAATAGAAGGGAGCCGAAAGACCCCATTTATCAGAATCACTTTGTAGCAAGGGCTGAGATTTACAAGGAGTATGTTTCTAGCTACTTGGTTCCCGCTATGAAGGTAATGGAGAACGAATTGCGGGACAGGTGCTATGAGGATTCGCAGTATTATAAGTTGAAAACAGACCCCAATTATCCTAAACTTATTAAAGATCAGTTAGGTATGGATTACGTGCCGCTTCACACATTTTTACTGGAGAGGCTTTTTAGTTGCTGGATTCACGGCAGGGGTTTCAAAATCAATTACCTATGATTTCATTAATTCACCCATCACGCGGACGCGCACAGAGAGCCTTTGACGCGGCTAAAAACTGGATAACAAAAGCAGGCCAAGACGTTGAGTATATCCTATCCTTAGACCTAGACGACCCCATCCGCTATCTTAATCCATTCGGTAAGACCATCATCAATAACAACCGATCAGCCGTTGACGCTATAAACAATGCGGCCAAGATTTCAACGGGTCAGATATTGGTCGTTATGAGTGACGACTTCGACTGCCCTATGGACTGGGCTGTGAAGATCATTGAAGAAGCCAACGGTAGGAAGGATTGGATAATGAAGACTCAGGACGGCACTCAGGGGTGGATTATCACACTTCCGGTAATGGACAGGACTTATTATAATCGTTTTGGGTATATCTATTATCCCGAATACAGGCATATGTTCTGCGATACTGAATTAACAGCCGTAGCGGATCTGACCTCCAGGAAGATTTCATCCCCTTTAGTCTTCAAGCATAACCACTACTCAGTAACCGGAACAGATAGGGATGATGTTTCCGTAAGGGCTGACAAGACTTGGGAACAGGGTGAAAGGCTATTTATTGAACGCTACAAAGTAAACTTTGGCCTTACAAGTCCGACCGGGAGGATTACAGATAGTCAGTATTTGAATTGGCTTAGGGGTAAAATATGAATAATACAATGGTATTAAATGATTTGATTGATCGGTTCTACGGTTCACGAGCCTCACTTGAACAGGTCTATAACCTTTCAAAGAAAGTACAGGGGTTACAGGGTGATTTGGTTGAATTAGGGATAGCGATGGGTTCAGGGATAGCGGCTATGAAAATGGCTTGTCCTGAAAAGACGGTATGGGGTTATGATTCCTTTCAGGGGATTCATTTGGCTGGCCCTAATGACACGGAGCAACCCGGGATAGGAAAGATCACTCACGATGTCAACGGTGAACTATTGGTTAGTTCCGGGGTAACGGTTCACACACGGGAACAGGTAGAGACTATTTTGTTTGAGTATCTAAAGTTCAAAGAAGAAGATTTCATTCTAGTCGAAGGGTGGGTACAGGATACGTTACCCAAAATGAAGCCAAAGAAGATTGCCCTGCTTCGCCTGGATATGGACTTGCACGATCCTACATTGTTTGCACTTGAGAAACTTTGGGACAGGTTAGTAAAGGGGGGAGTTTTGATTATTGACGATGGTAACCTATCGGGGGTAGTTAAAGCCTGTGATACTTTCTTTAAGTCGATAGGCTATACTCCCGGTTGGATACAAAAGAAAGGAGAGAATCCGTTTTACCTTGTGAAATGAAACTATCTATTTTAATCTGCTCCCTTCCTGAGAGGTCAAGGCATTTTAATTACTTGATGGAAGTACTAGGCCCACAGATTAGCGATGGTGTAGAGTTATTGGTAGATAACAGGGATAAGAACATACCCACAGGAACCAAGCGGAACGAGCTAATAACTAAGGCGCGGGGGGAGTGGACTGTATTTATAGATGACGATGATTGGATTGACACCGAATACGTAAAGAGGATTTTACAGGCTTTAGAGTCTAATCCTGACGTGGTGACTTTTAAAGGATGGATGACTACGAACGGACTGCATCCTGTGGATTGGTCTATCAAATTAGGGGAGAAATACGAAGCGAGGACAGACGATGACGGGGTAACGAGATATTACAGGTTCCCAAATCACCTTTGCCCTATGCGAAAGTCCATAGCGCAGAGGGTGAAGTTTAGAGACATTTGGCAGGGGGAAGACTACCAATGGGCCAAGCAGATAAACGACATGAGGCTATTAAGGTCTGAGGTTCATATTGACCGCAAACTATATCACTATAAATTCATCACTGGTAAATGAATCTTGAAATTACGTACAGAATTCACGGCTTACGGTGATGAGGTTAGAGGACTTTAAAACCATAGGACTAGCCGATGATTCAAAAGAGATCATTTGTAGAAGGTGCGAAGTATCAATAAATATCTAAATTATGCACAGCCAAAACAATGAAGAGGAGATTATCCTCAATTACTTTGATTATGTAGGCACGTTTGCTGACATAGGGGCCAATGACGGGGTAACCCTATCGAATACGAGGGCTTTGGCCGAGAGGGGATGGGGGGGTATTTTAGTAGAACCATCGCCACTTGCCTTTGAAAAGCTAAAGGAGAACATCAAAGGACTAAAGGGCGTTTACGCTTACCCGTTTGCCATTACAGACCACAACGGGGAAGTTAATCTATGGGAGTCGATGAGTCACCTAAACCGGGGGGACGTGGGTTTATTGTCAACTACGGTTACAGATGAAATGAGGAGATGGCATGGGGAGAAGTTTAACCCCGTTATGGTTAAGTGTTTCCGCTGGAAGACGTTTCTAAACCGTGTTAAATACAAGTCCTTTGACTTTATCTCAATAGATTCCGAGGGCATGGACTTGGAGATACTCAAGCAGATAGATTTATCTAATACTAAGATGGTCTGCGTGGAGTGGAACGGAAAGAATAAACAGGCATTTATTGACGCTTGCCCTGGATTTAGGCTGATTGCGGAGAACCACGAGAACCTCATATTTGCACGATGACGCTAGATGAGAAAATGAAGAAAGAGAAGACGGGCAGGTTAATGCTTTCCGTTATAATGATAACTATCCCCGAAAGGGACTTGTCATTTAGGAAACTCCACCTAAAACTACGTCAACAGTTAAAATACTGCAATCAGGTGCATCCTTCACTAG